TTGCTGCCTCTCCGTATGCGTCAGCTCTATCTCTAGCAAAATCAGCTCGAAGGTTTCGCGTTGCCTCGCTATTCGCTCCAAGGCCCTGCGCGGCAAGACGTGCATCTTGCGACCTTTCAAGCCGCTGGAACTGCGGGTCAAGACGGCGGGTCTGACTGGCATAAACCGAATCCTCAAACCGTTGGCGGTCAAAGTCTGGCGCGTTAAAGCCTTGCAGTTGCGGCAGGCCTTCGGTGTTCAGGCCCTGCCCAAGCGCCTCGTTTACGCGGCCAATCTGCTGGCCAGCCGTGTCGAGGGCGCTGCCGTAAACGCCGGTCGAGCGTTCGTAGTTCTGCTGTTCAAGCGGGCTGAGTGCCGTTTCTTGACGATAACCGCCGGGCGAAGACGGGTCAGCGATATACCGCACGGTCCCTTGAGGGCCGGACGTGTTGACCATGTTTAGCCGCTGCTGCTCACGCGCCGTCGCGGTGTTTGCCGCGCTTTGAGCGTTGGCAAGTTGAACAGGGTCAGGAGCCGCTGGCGGGCGGGGCTTCGACATTCACACGGCCTTTATTAAAGCGATGGGTTTGCCATTCGCTCTTGAGAAGGCCGGAAATGATACAGTCATCGTTGCCGTATCCACTTCGCACAGTCCCCTCATGTTTGAACCCAAACTTGATTAGGAACTGGCGAGCCTTACGCAGCTTTTTCGGCGTAAGACTGGTGATCCGGTCGCATCCAAGCTGGTCGAATGCGTAACTCAGTATGCCCGTGACAAGGCGAGGCGTCAACCAGTTCGCCCGTATCGAGGCAAAACTAACCTCAATGTTGCGATATTGAGGCTGGTATTGGTTAAAAACTACGCCGCCGATAAGATTGTCGTGTTTATCAACCACCCCGATAGCTTCGCACGGCCCCCAGTCCAGTCCATGCCCAATCTGGTCCGCTACCCATTGAGCGACAAGCGGGGAGAACGGGCCGGAGACTAGCCTCAAAGCTGCCCGCCCGTCTGGTTTTCGTATTTGAGGTTAAACGCGATAATCTCGCACGGCGCGTTGGTGTTCCGTGCCGATTGCATCGCAATGATGCCGTCTGCCTCATAGGCCAGCGACGTATCGTCATCCACGCCCAGATCAATGTAGAGCGTAGCGTTTGGCGCTACACGCATCCGCACGGCACCGCAGTAGCCAATGCCGGTCACGCTGGTCCAGCTATCGCGCGTTTGCACAGCCTGAGACCAAACCGCTACATCCCAAAGGCCCGTATCCCAGCGTCCGCCCGTCGTCCTAATCGTGGTCGGGACAGCGGTTGGCACCTTTTCCTTAAAGTCCGTAACGATTTCAATAGCCGGGGCTAGGTCTGCGCCAATCCGCAACACCGGCTGGATCATCTCAAACTTCTTCAAGCTCCCGCGAGACCCAAAATAGTTAAATGCCGTTTTGATGTCCCCAACGATGCCGGTCGTGTTGTCCGCAAAGCCTGTGTCCCACAGACAGACAGAATCAGCCGCACCAAAATACATTTGGTCGTTGGCCACAGCCCAGCAAAACGCATCAATTCCCGTAAATCGGCACCACGCACCCGTCTGGACGTTCTGCACATACTGCTCCGACCGCGTGAGATTGGCTGTCGGGACGTTAAAGATTGCCAGCGTCCCCTTGGGATACAACGCACCTTCCCAGCCAAAGTTGTTGCGATATTTGGTCGTCGATTGCTGAAATGCGTTTTGGATTTTCTGCGTCAGCGCCACAAGGTTCTCTTGTGCGCGGTCCAGTTTTAGCGCCTGAGAAAGCGGAACGACACCGTTGGTCGTCAGCACTACCAGATCAGAACCGTATTTAATGAGCGACCGGCGAGACATCGGCAGGCCGATGTCATAGACGCCAACCAATGCCCAATTGTTGGCGTCTGAGGGGTCAAGGCCCTGATACACCGCCACTTGCCCTTGCGTCGTGACAAACACCGCCAAATCGTCAGCACCAGAACCACCATCAAGCGACCAAGTGGCTTGACAAAGGATTGAGCCGCCCTTGTCAAAAATCGGGCCGAGGTCGAGAAGGTTAGCCGTGCCTTGAATGGCAAACGGCTCAAGGAACCACACCCGCAAAGAGTTCTCTTGCACAAAGAACAAGCGGCCCTTGTGGTCCATAACGTCAACCAACGTGCGCGGGTCTAGGGTAATCACACCTGCCGTGCCGGTGATGACCGCAGAGGCAAACGCAGAGCCGTCGTAATAGATCGGGTCAACAGAACCGTTGGCGGCGATCAGGAACGTCCCGGCGTCATTGGCGAAGTTAATCCATTGCCAACGCGCGTTGCCAGCACCGGAAAACACTTCAACCGGCGCTTCGTTTTGATTGCTTACGTCATAGAGCGAGCCGCCCGCCGCTGCAAAAATATCGTCCGGCAGAATTTGCGTCCCGCCACGCCAGACCAGCAACGATTCAGTCGGCAGAGGCAGACCCTCCTGCCAAGGCACAAACCCTTTACGCAGTTCCACATAGCCAGCGCGGGGAATGAAGTTGTCCAGAATGACCGCGTTTTCCGCAGGCATATTGGCTAGGGGCGATTGCGCATCCCATCCGCCGACAGGGGCAGGCACAGCGCGTCCGATGGACACCCGCTGTTGAGACACTGCCCGTAAGGGCTGGCGACCGTATCTCTGTGCTGGTTGTCTCATATCGCCACCCATGCCCCGGAACGGTTCTGATAGCCTTGCGAGCCGATATAAAACAACCGCCCATCAGGGCTGTTCGCAACATCTGGCAACGCCGAACCATAGCCCGGCGCATAGGCCGACAGTAGCGCATTAATCTTTTTGCGCTGCGTCTCTTGGTTTTTAGTGTCAGAAATGGTGACAAACAAAATCATCCCGGGAACCCGCCCTCTTGGATGTTTGTTGACCAGCCGTAATAATTGCCGCCCGTGCTATCAATCACGGTATTCCCGCCGTCTCGGGCCATGCGCTGATTACGCTCGCCCTGATAGGTGCGGAAATCCTCCGCATAATCCAGACCCTTAGACTTCAAAAAACGCCAGCGGAGGCCAAGCGGAAACAGCTTGTCATCCAGATACGTCAGGTCAGTATCAGCAAGGAATGACGATTGCGCCGAACCAGCAGCCGACTTGGCCCAGTTTGTCGTGATATACTCATAAGCAATCGTCTCCCCGGCGGCGGGCGTCGGCGTCACCAGAAACTGACCGTCCCGCTCAATGAACGCCAAAAACACGCGATTGAGCTGAGGCTGCGCTTGGATAGCCTGCCACTCTTGCGGAGTAATAGGCCCGTAAATATAGCGCATCGTCGTTCTGTTAAAGAACGAGTTGGCAATGAAATGGTCCAGATCAGACGGGATTGCACTCGATTGAACCGCGCTAGCCACCGTATTGAACAAGTGCTGGCGGCGCATGACTTGCCAGTCGTATGTCCCCGACAGTTCGTCGCCTTCTTCATTGGCTAGGGCGTAAAGCTGCTGAACCTGAGCATCAGTCGAGTTCACCACTTCCGTAGGAACTGGAATCGACAAAAGACGGCAAGCCCTCTGGACGATTTGAAGAAGGTTCATGGCCATTGGTTAGGCTTTCGCAGGACGCCCGCGCTTTTTAGGGGCGGGGATGGTTTCAGGAACCGCCACAACGTCCGTTTGGTCGTCGCTGACAGGCTGGGCTACACCGCCGGGACCATCCACCCCGTCGTGATCAAACGCTTCAATCGGCGCGTTATTGAACGCCGTCTTGAGATACATATCATATTCCGCGCCGTGCGCCGCCTTGTCCGCGTCTGTAGCTACACGCGGGCCAATGACCGACGACGAATCGGCCTGAAAGCGAAACATCAGGAACTTGCCTTCCTTGTAGAAGGTAGCACCGGGCTTATACATCACGTCGCGTTCAAGACCGCTCATGCCACTTCCTTCTCAGTTTTGGCTTCCAGTGCCAGTGCCAGTTTTTCCTCAAGCTCACGAATGCGCTGCGTCATTTCAGCAAGCGGCTTTTCAGCCTCCGTTTGTTCAATAAACCGCTGCGCCTTAGCGCGAAGGGCTTGACCACCCATCGGAACGCATTTGGCAAGCTGGGCATCAGACAGGCCAGCCAAAGCCTCAACGGTGCGGATGTGAACGCTGTTTAGCTCAATCACCTGACTGCGCCCCACGCCCGCCCATTCCTCTAGCGGTGTGCCGCTCTCAGGGGCTTCCATGTTAGCCTTGAACGCAGCGTATTTGGTGGGCCACCGCTCGCGGTGTTCGCCCTTCACGGCAACGTCAACAATGTTCTTGTTGTCGCCGGGAACGATAAGCTCGACATACTCCACGTCGGTCCAGACCTCGCGGCCTTCCTTTTCCGACAAGAAATTGTTGCGAACCGGCTTGATATGGAAACGCGGAATGATCCGGTCCCGTCCGTCTGGCGCTACATAATCCATCTATGTCCTCCGATACACAGTGTCATTGCCAATCCGCATCACGCGAGAATAACCGGGGATGTCGGCTTTCGGGCCTAATCCTTTTTCTTCAAGCACGATTATAGGCGAAAACTTCTCGATTGTCGCTAGTGCGCCTTTAATGGCATCTGCCTCTGCGCCCTCGATGTCTAACCAGATCAAATCGCACTGGTCGAGACCCAAGCTATCTATCGTCTGAACCGGGACAACTGTTCCCGGCAGGGTCTTGTGTGAACCGCAGTTGTCCGT